AACGAACGAAGCAGTTAATAAAGCGACTGCCGACGCATATGTCGCCACGTCTACGGGAAATCTTGGAACGGTGAATGTGTGGACTGGTGATAATACATTCACGGGTAAAGTCATTGTACCTACACCCGCGAGTCTGAATGCTTTTGGAAATAAAAAATACGTAGATGATGCGATTACGGCGTTTAATGTTGCTGGTGGAAATATCGAATATGTAGAAAGTGTTATCACAGGAGGTACGTTAAATGTAACCCTTGACCCCGCGATTTATTCGAATATGACAGTGTGCTTGATAAGTGCTGGAGGTCTTGGCGCGCCCGGTGGGACTGTTCCCACAGGTAACGCAATAAAGTCTTTTGGGGGTTCTGGAGGTTACGCATGCTTTAAAATACCCGCCTTTGTTGGAACTCAAGTCTATGACCTAACTACTGCGGGATTTTCTATTTATAGACTTCAAGATGGTACAGCGCTTACTACAACGTCAAATGGACAGACTGGGGCTGAAACTGCGTCGGGTGCTGGTGGTGGGACTGCTGGCGCGCCTTCTATTACGGGTATTCAAAGAATCCTTGGTTCAGTCGAACCTTTACAAAATCCAATCACCGATGATACAATTACTCGTTCTTACAATATTGGGTGTCTAAATGGATACGGCCAAGGTGGTTCTTTCCGTTGGGATACTGGTGCGACTGTCGCCCCTACTGGCCCATATGCTCTTTTTATCAAGTTCAGGAAGTAAAATAAAATGTTAGGATATATATATGGCGTTAGCAGGATTACAAAACTACAGAAGACCACTCACATTATTGGGGGAAATGACGGTCAATGGTGATTTTAACGCAAAGAACGTGTTTGTCTCGGGAACGATTACGGGCGCAGGAATCTCGACCGATATTCTCGCAACAGATAACACATGGACAGGGACAAACGATTTTCAGAATGATACCTTTTATACTGGAACTGACCCACCCGTAAACGATACGGATATGCTTACAAAATTAGATATAGATGATGCTGTTCTCGCTTATAATCCACTTCCTACGGCGAATGAGTGGTTAATATCTCCAACTTTTTCAAACGCAAACCCCCCAGTTGTTCCGCAAGTTGGCGCACCAGTTCCAACGAATATTTTACTTGGATACAACGATATGGTTTCCGCTGGAGTATCGAACTCGGCAGATTTAACAAAGAACGCGACAAATACATGGACAGGCATTAACACATTTACGGGTTTTGTAGGTGTTGCGCCCGCTTCTCCACTGGAAGTCCCTACCGCCTTACAGAATCCAGCGTCGAAAGCTTATATCGATGGAAAGATTGATGTTGCTGGAAAAGCCGTGACCTTTGTCATTACGACCCCCGGTGTGTATAATTTTGCGAATGCGAACATTGGCGCTATAGGAAAGATAGACTATATGTTGTTTAGTGGTTCAAATGGTCAAGATAGTGGCGCAGTTGTATCGGGAACGATTGGGAATGGACTCGCCTTGAATGGGTCATTACAATTAACCATTGGTACTGTTGCCGACCCCGCCGTCGTGTATACTGTTCAAAATGCGTCTGTACCTTCTTCTACCCAATTTGTAGTGTCGACTAAAGTCGTCGCGTCCGCTATTGGTGCTTGTAATCTAAACGGGGTTTTAGTACCCGGTATAGTAGGCCCAACGACTTACGGGTCAATCATGGGAACATGTTCAGCGGGTCGACAAGCGGACAATCTTCTCGCTTATTCCAATCTGTTAGGGACTACTACTTCGGCAGGTGGTTGTGTATTTGTTGCTTACTATATTTAGATTAGTCTTATAATAAAATGTATATGTATATTATAAGATGTCCCAGTTGTCTTTATTCAAGAAAGCACAGAACCCCGACATGGTCTATTACGACATCGTATCTACGAACTTCCAAAGCACGACGAGTGAAGAACCCTTCTTGAGATTTAACGAGACAAGAACGAACCCCGTCATTCAGAATACAGGTGAATATTATTTGAGTATTGTTCGATTTAGTTTAGACACGTATAATCTCCCCAATTTCATCTGTGAAATCCAACCCCAACAAGCGAACCCTTTGTTGTCCATCTATTCCGTGACCTTGGAGTTCGACGATGGTGCTGGAAACATTACTCCATCTCAACAGAGATATGTCAACTGGATACCCCAAAATAAGAATCTTCCCGTACCTATTCCCCCGAGTCAGACTGTAAGCGGTTTTCAAGAGACCAACACTCAATTCTATTACTGCTACCAGTTTCAGTATTTTCTTGAACTAATCAATATCGCTTTAGGACAAGCAACTGCCGACCTTATAGCGACTGTCCCAACTCTTTTACAACCCGTCCTTACATGGGACGTGACCAGTTCAAAAGCAATTCTACAGGCACAGGCATCGAACTACAACCAGTCTAACGTCGCACGTGTTAAGATATACTTTAACCCCCCGTTGTTTGCTTTGTTTAACAGTTTTCCTTCTTTTAACTTTGGTGTAAAGGGAGTGACTTTAGGAAGGAATTATCAAATGCTTATTGCCGATTATCAAGGAGTCAATACTATTCTTCTTCCTACAAATCCAGTCGCGCCAGCTGTGTCTCAAGTGTGGACGCAGATGTTTCAAGAGTTTAGTACAATCGATACATGGTCGCCCGTTAATTCGATAGTCTTTACGTCAAATACAGTTCCTATCATTAGCAATCAGTTATCTGCGCCCCTTGTCTTTAACAATGGTCAAACTTCTTCCGGTATAGGGAACAACGCGAACTTTGCCCAGATTATCACGGACTTCCAAACGAATCAGCAAGTCTTTAAGCCAAACATTTTGTATACCCCAACGGCAGAGTATAGGCGTATCGACATGACAGGGAATATGCCCCTCACAAACATCGACATTAACGTTTATTGGCGAGATAAATTGGGGTCACTTGTTCCTTTTACGCTTGCTTCGGGGTCGACCGCTTCCATTAAGTTTTTGTTTGAAAAGAAAGATAGGAATCAACCCGTCGACCCAAAATTGGTCAGTTAGACATTTAGAAATTATCTTTTATCCAAATAATTTTTATATTTGGTTAATGTATAATGAGCGCCGACTTCAAGACTGTTCTCGTAAAAGATGGGCGTTTAGCAGATATTACGGACCAGTTGTCTTACGCCGTGGTTTCAGGTGCTTCTTCTAACACGTACCAGCAATTCTCGGCGGTATCGACTTCCAGTTCTTCCATGACCTTTAACATTCAAGTACCTAGCGAGAACATCGTGGTATCTCGCGAAGTATTGGTCCAGACTGATATTTTCTTTACCATTAACGTCACGAACGTTCCAAACGCACAACTCGCATTTAACTATGGAGAAACTGACGCATTACAAGCGTTCCCTCTTAACTCACTCTTTACGACCGCATCGGCGCAGATTAACAACACCAACGTGTCTGTGAATCTTCAGGACGTTCTTCCTTCGATTCTTCGTCTGAATAACAACCGTGAATTGTACCGTTATAACGGCATGTGTCCAGTGCTTCCAGACCAAGCCTATAAGCAGTTTGGACAGGGCGTCGGTGGGTCGAACAACCCTCTTGGAGATTGGTCTGACCAGTCCTATGATGGCGACCTCTACCCTCGTGGTGCTTTTCCTTTTCAAGTCTTATCGGTCCTTCACAACATTACGGCGGGTGGTACAAATCAACTGTTAACATCGACCGACGTTCTTGATACTTTCGTGATTGAGTGTAAGGTGACTACCACAGAGCCTCTTCTTGGACTTTCGCCCTTTGTGTATGGTGATGCTTGCTATAACAAACAGGGTCTTGTGGGCATTAACGCCATGTCGTTCGTGATGAATATCGACTCGTCATGTAAGAGATTTTTCTCTACGACTGCGGGTAGCCAGAATGGAAATGACTACACGTATGCGGTTTCTCTCGGAACTGTCGCCCAGCCTAACCCTTTCCAGAATACTCGCATGTTGCTGAACTTCCTCTCGACTCAACCTACCGACCTTATCTCGGCGCGAAACATTGTTCCCTACATGGACCTTCCGCGATACATCTCTCTCCAGTCTTCCACTGGTCCGCTTGCGAGTGGTTTGTCTGCGTCGTTCAACTCACAGAATATCCAGATTAACCAACTTCCAGACTACTTCATTATCTCGGTTCGAAAACCCATGTCGACCCAGACGGTTAAGGACAGTTCTACTTTCTTGAAAATCAACAGCATTAGTGTCAATCTCAATAACACTTCGGGTCTACTGTCTTCCGCACTTCCAGAAGATTTGTGGCGTATATCCGTGAACAACCACTCAACCCAGTCATGGGCGGAGTTTAGCGGTGTCGTTAACAATGCTGACCAAGCCCTTGGAAAAGGTACCGCTATTAATACGACAGGTTCTCTTCTCATTCTCTCACCCGCTTACGATTTGTCGCTTCCAGACTACTTAACGTCTGGTTCGATTGGTCAGTACAACTTCCAGTTCTCAATTAACGTGACAAACATCGATGGCGCACAAGTCACCCCCGAAATCTGTATTATCTGCGTGAACTCGGGGATATTTACGACTGTCGCGGGTTCATCCAACATCTACACGGGTATTCTTACCAAACAGATGGTTCTCGATGCGAAAACAAACGAAGAGAGTGTTGACCCAGTGTCTTCGGTTCAGTACCATCGCCTTGTGGGTGGAAGCATGGTGAATCGTATCGCGACTGCCGCTGCTAAACTTCCCCTTGTGCGGGATTTGATGAGCAAGGTTCGACGTATGAC